TTCAATAATTATAGTAATTTTAGAAATATCACCTATGATCAGTTTGAAAAAGAAGCACTTTAAACAAAATTTAATCAAAAATTGCGTTTTTAGGCCTATTTGTACTGGTAAAAGTGGTTTTTTCGTAAATACAAACACAGCCTTGCCTAATAACATTTAAAAGGAGAAAAACAAATGTCAGATACAAGCAAATTTGAACAACTGCTTGATCTTCTCGTGAACGAAGATAAAGAAAAAGCAGAAGAGTTATTCCACGATATCGTGGTAGAAAAATCAAAAGAAATTTATCAAGGATTAATCGAGTCTGAAGAAAAAGCAGACGAGGAAGTTGATGAAGCAACTGAAGAGACTACAGAAGATGAAGTTGAAGAAGCAGTTGAAGAAGCAACAGAAGAAAAAGACGAAGAAGTAGAAGAAAACTTCGTTGACGATTTCGCTGATGAAGAGTCAGTAGAGGAAGTTGGCGGTGACGCAACTGACGATATGATGGCTGACGTAGAAGGCGAAGACGATATGGATTTCAACAACGATGGCGAAATGGACGATCATGAAGAAGAGCATGGCGACATTGAAGACCGTGTTGTAGACCTTGAAGACGAACTTGAAGACCTTAAAGCAGAATTTGAAAAAATGATGTCAGATGAAGGTGAAGAAGAAGGTGAGTCTGACGAAGAAGGTGAAGAAGAATCAGAAGAAGCCGAAGAGGAGTCATTTGAACCTGCTATTGAATCTACTGAAGAAGAAACAGCAGAAGAAATTGAAGAGGATGCAACCCCTAAAACCGCTGGCGAAACCATGAGAGAATATGTTGAAAAGGTTTCTGCACCCTCAAACACCGAAGGCGCTGATAACAAAGCCAGTCCAGTAGCATCGAAAGGTGGTAAGGACTCCGGTGCTGATGCTAAAAACATCGCACAGGGCGGCGAAGAAAAGGGCGGTAAAGTAGAGAAGGCTAAGGACATGGGTAAATCATTTGAAAATGAGCCAGGTTCAAAGGCTGGAGATACTTTTAAGAAAGCATCTGCACCAAAGAGTGCTGAGTAATTAGGAGTTAGCCAGTATGGCATACTTAAGAGAAAATCTTACGTTCGATCAGGCGAAAGTCACCCTTGAGTCACAAGGTGAAGGTGAAAACAAATCACTTTACTTAAAAGGTATTTGTATTCAGGGTGGTGTGAAAAACGCTAATCAGCGAATCTACCCTGTCTCCGAGATAGGCAACGCTGTAAAGACACTCAAGGATCAGATCGACGGCGGTTACTCTGTGCTTGGAGAAGTAGATCATCCAGATGATTTAAAAGTAAATTTAGATCGTGTTTCGCATATGATTACTGATATGTGGATGGACGGACCAAACGGGTTTGGTAAGATGAAAATCTTACCTACCCCAATGGGAAATCTTGTAAAAACCATGTTAGAATCAGGCGTTAAGTTGGGTGTTAGTTCAAGAGGCGCAGGTGAAGTTAACGAATCCACTGGTGAAGTTAACGGTTTTGAGATTATTACTGTTGATGTTGTAGCACAACCAAGTGCTCCGGGTGCTTACCCAACACCAATCTATGAACACTTTATGAATACAAAAGGTGGTTATGGTGCATTGTTGGCGGCTCAGGAAGTAAGTGAAGACGCTAAAGCACAAAAGTATCTCAAAGAGAAGATGCTGAGAGTCATAAAAGGCTTGCAGTAATTTTAAAGGAGAAAGCCAATGAGTGATATGTTTAATAAACTTTTCGAAACAGGCATCCTAAACGAGGAAGTACGTTCTGAGTTACAGGAAGCATGGGACGCTAAAGTTAAAGAAAACAAAGACACTGTCACTGCTGAACTTCGCGAGGAGTTTGCAAAACGCTACGAGCATGATAAACAAAACATGGTTGAAGCGGTTGACAAAATGGTTTCCGATCGTTTAGAAGCAGAAGTTGCTGAGATTGCTGAAGATAAGAAAGCACTTGCGGAAGCAAGAGTTGAATATAAGAAGAAAATCAATGAACATTCTGACAAACTGCAAGAGTTTACTCTAAAGCAGTTATCTAAAGAGATTGCAGAGTTAAATGAAGATCGTAAAAGAGTTTCAGAAAACTTTGCTAAAATGGAAGACTTTGTTGTTCAACAACTTGCAAAGGAAATTAACGAGTTTGCAGAGGACAAAAAAGATTTGGCCGAAACCAAGGTTAAACTTGTAAAAGAGGCTAAAGCGAAATTTGCTGAAGTTAAAGCAAAATTTGTTGAGAAATCAGCAGATATTGTTAAAGAAACTGTAAGCAAAAAACTTGCAGAAGAGATTACACAGTTGAAAGAAGATATTCAATCAGCACGTGAAAATCACTTTGGCAGAAAACTATTCGAAGCATTTGCTAACGAGTATCAATCTTCTTACTTAAACGAAAAATCAGAAACTGCGAAGTTAATGAAAGTCGTTGCTGAGAAAGAAGAGCAATTAGCAGAGGCTAAGAAATCCATCACAGAGAAGGCTACTTTAGTTGAATCTAAAGACGCAGAAATTAAAGCGGCGAAAGACCAGGCTAAACGTGTTGCAGTGATGAATGAGTTATTGACTCCATTAGGTAAAGACAAGAGAGAAATCATGTCTGAACTACTTGAGTCAGTGCAAACTGAGAAATTGCACACAGCATTTGACAAATATCTACCCGCAGTTATGGAAGACAAGAAACCAGCAACTGTTAAAAAGGCAATCATGGAAGGCACAGAAGTTACAGGCAATAAAGAAGTTAAGGAAGAGGTAGAAGAAAAGTCAAACTTAATCGAACTCCGCAGATTAGCGGGATTAAACTAAAAAGGAGAGACAAAAAATGTCAGA